GAACGCTCAGCAACAAAACCATCTTCAGCACTTATGTGTACGCCATTGTAAATCTTATTCTTATGAACGGAGCTAGTTTCTATTTGCTTTATCTTGGTGGTTATTAATTCTATGTTATTTGCGATTTCGAGCTTTGTGTTTACTTCAAATATGGGATTATACTCCCTAGATAGTACCCTATTTTGAATGTCTAAACCTATAACAGGGTCTATCAGTTGTATAGTATCCCCAACGTCTATGATTTCAAGATCACGTAGCTCTTTTTCTATGTATTCATTACTGTTTTTTAACATGATAATATCAACAGAATAATAGGTCTTCAGGCCACCTCGATTATCTATTATTTTTCGAATACCTTTCAGATTTTTACCGAAGCGAGCCTGAAAACCATTATTTTTGCCAATACTAGTAAGAATGTTTATCGTAAACCCAAGATTAGTATAGTCAACTTCTCCCCCAAGCGTGTTGGCTAACTCGTAGATTAACGATTTCCTTGTAATCTCGGTATTAACCGTTATGGTTATTGGGTCCGTAAACTCGACTGTACCTACACTAAACTCCGTCCCGGCTAGAATGTTTGACAATATCTGAGTAGGTGTACCGGTGTATGTGTATGATGGGAAAAGATTCTCTTCACCGTCCTCCATCCTATAGTTTACATGTTCGCATTGAATCGAATATTTTACATCTGTTTCATGCTCCTGTTCTATATACTTGATGTCGAACGTCTGACCGTCAACTACTAAAACATTAGCAGGATCAAAATATTCACTTTTTAGCTCTTTTTCATAAGCCTCAAAGGCGAAGGTGAACTCGCCATTAACCACGCGCTTTATCGAGGCTGTTTCTTTTATAATATTATCTAAAACAGCTAAAACTTGTCCATTGCTATTATAAAGTTTTGGGTACAACGAATTCACCTCCTTATAAGTATGTATTTTTGTAATCAAATTCGATCGTTAGACTTGTAATAGTGCCACTTATTTCGAACTGGTTTGCTCCGGGAAGTAATTCCGGAAAATCACCATCAAAGTCTAATATTTTGTTAACCTTAGTAGTTCCACTTAGACTATAAACTACTTTGTTGTCGCAATCAATATATACTGTACCAGATAGATTATTAAAAGTTAACGAACCTTCTTTGATTATTCCTTCTGGCGTAGTATAGTTAAATCCTTGAATTGTTATGCTCGTTGCGTTACCCGTGAGATTTATGATAGGAAGTGCCTTATATGTTCCGGCGTTTACAACCTCGATTGTTCGTCCAGAATATACCTCGAACTTCCTATCATAACCTTCCCACGGAATGTCTAAGTATTCCCAAGGTATTTTTGCCTCGTCCCAAGTGAGACTATCATTATAAAAAGTCTGAATTTGATATGGTTTACATTCGAAAATAACTGTAAACTCATCCTTATATTGCCGGCTAAACATACTGGCCTCTATATCGTTTGTAACTTTAACTACTTGATATTCAACATCTTTCTCATAGTCAAATATCAACTTACCAGTACCAGATAACCATGCCGCTATTTGTCTAGCCTTTTTTCTTCTATCAATTATTTCATAACCCGGTATTGTGCCAGCAAGTTCGATTTCGATATTATCATAACCGTCCTCAAATATATATTCTCCATCTCTACCTTGAACGCCTAACTTTGTTTGACGTTTTGGAGGTATGATGGGTATTGATACGGTTCTAAAAGGAATACCAAACTCATCACTATGTCTCCCATTAAATATAATACCCATTCAATCACCCCCTGTTTCCTGCTAGTTGTAGTTGGTAGAGCTGACGAGCTATTCGCTTAATGTCGGCTTCTTCTCGAACAACCAAACTTCCAATTTTGAATTCGTTATGTATCCCCTGTTCACCCCCATTTTGATTGATTGGCGAGTAGTTTGATTTGAAAACTTCTTTATTTAGACTGCTGGCAATTGATGAAGCTTTATCACTTGATCCCGATACGCTTATACCTTGAGTCTTGCTAAATAGAGCATTTAATCTACCCGTTCCTTTTTCTACATCTGATAAGTCGAGCACCGGTCTAATAGTTGGTTGAATATCAATGTCGCTATTAATAATGTCAGTAATCTTGGAAATAGCATTGCTCAATCCATTCTTGACCGCATCGGCAATTCCAGAACCTGCATCGTAAGATTTTGATTCGTAATCGTTAAGAGCATTGACAAAACCCAACCCGAAAAAGCTACCGATTCCGTAACCAACCTTAGAAGGGGATTTAATATCAAGCTCTCTCTGTACTGCTCTCGCCGCTGCGGCTGCCATAGCCCGAGCTCTTGCTTCAGCTAGATAAGTATTCGCTGTGATTCCATATGCAAATCCTTCGACAAGATACTTACCGGTATTATAGAAATCGTTGTATTTGTTTTTGATTACTGTTAGTGTTCTGCTAACGATTTGTATAAAAGTGTTTGATATAGATGAACTTTTTGCCTTAATGCCATCGATAAATTGTATCATCACAGCTTGACCAGTGCTTTTGAATTCGTAATACTTGTTCTTGATTGCTGTTAAACAACCTCTAATAATATTGGTCAACGTAGTCCTAAAATTTGAATCCTGAGACTTTACACCATCAACGAATTGAATCATAAGGATGCGGCCGGCCGTAGAAAACTCTGTTTCCAATTCATTTTTTTTAGAGTTCGCAGCATTGATGACTGTTGTCAACATTGTCGAAACAGCTGTTGTTACTCTCGAATTAGCATTCGTAAAGGCATTAATAAAACTATCAATACCCGCATCCCCCAAAGAGGTAAGATTTTTGCTAAACGTGGCCATTCCGCTCGTGTCAACGTTCTTTATACCTTTTGCCAGATCGACTAGACTTTTGAACTCTTGAACAACTCCAGAAAGCTGAGCCGTATTAACAGCGCTTACACTTGCATAGTAAGAAGCGAAAGATTGTCCGAAGGATACTAATTGCGTTCCAAAGGTGGCAATATCGTTATCGCCAGTGAACCAGCTTACAATTCCACCCGTTTTCGGAAGATTGTTTGACAACTCTACCAGAGCTTTAGCGGCATTAGCCGACTTAACAACAACATTGCCGTTCAATCCGGTTATAGCCATAGAATAGTCCTTCATAGCTCTTCCGAAAGGAACGAGTTGTTCGCCAAATGTAACTAAATCATTATCACCGGTGAACCAACTTACTACGCCGCCCGTATTAGGTACGGTATCAGCCAGTTCCATAAGAGCTTGACCAGCGGTAACCGAATTTTGAATAACATCCGCCCTTAATCCTGTCACGGCAAAGGAGAAATCTTTCATAGCCTTACCGAATGGAATAAGCTGTTTACCGAACGCTTCAATGTCGTTTTCGCCGGCAAAGAATCCTACTACGCCTCCGCTGTTAGGTACGGTATCGGCCATTTCAGCAAGTGCTTTACCTGCTGTGGCAGCTTCAGTTACAACCCTAGCATTCAATCCGGTAACTTCATCAGCGAATGCTTTCATTGCTCTTCCGAAAGGAACGAGCTGTTCGCCAAAAACCTCCATGTCATTTTCGCCAGCAAAAAACCCAAGCACGCCGCCAGTATTCGGGAGCGTATCCGCCATTTCGGCCAATGTTTTTCCGGCAATAGCCGCATTTGATACTGTTTCGGCTTCAATTCCGCTTACTTCATCCGAAAATGCTTTCATTGCTCTTCCGAAAGGAACGAGTTCATCGGCAAACCCGGACAAAGAATTTCCTCCGGTAAACCATGAAGTTAAACCGTCCAAAATATTTGCGGCTGTAAGTATCAGAATCACTTCGGCCAAAGCTTTTACACCATCCATAGTGGAAGCATCGATTTTTCTTGCCCCATCAAGGAATGGTTGTACATTGGTCATGAATGCTGACAAATCGGCACCAATCTTTGGGAAACTGCTCGATACTCCGCCCATGAATCCTCCGACAATACCGCCGATAAAAGATCCAATCGCGTTTCCGATACCTTGCAGAAGCTCGGCACCCTCATTAATCAGCCATTCCAGACCTGGAAGCTGTGCTAGTGCTCCAATAGCAGCAAGAACGAGTGCAAGTTCTGCTATTACAACGCCCATACCAAGGACACCGGCCATGGCCGCAGGAACAAGTGACGCCACAGCCCCAAGAGCAATCATGATAGCCGACAATAATCCGATGCCAGCAATACCTTTGAGTAAAACCTCAACGTCGATTCCGCTGAGTGCGTCTATGACTCCAGAAAAGAAAGCCATAAGAACATCCACGCAGGCTTGTATCAATTGAGGTAGTTTTTTTGCGATGGCATCTAATAGGACAATTAAGAAATCAAATATCTTTTCTACAATATCCGGAGTGTATTTTACTAAAGCATCAAGAATACTGTTCAGTAAAGTAAACGCTGCTTCGACAATCATAGGAATCGCTTCTGTAGATGCTTCTAGCGCACTTGCTAAAAGTACAAGAAACGCATCCTTGATGATTGGCGCGCCGTTGATAATAGTATTGCCAAGAGCAATAAGCCCTTCACCAATCTTTTCGAAGAATATGGGGATCAGACTTAGTATTGCAGAACCAATAACGACAATAGCTCCGGCGGCGGCAGTAGCAGAAACGGATAGTGCAGTTAAAGCCGTAGAAAATGCCAGAACACCAACTCCAACAGCCGCTATACCAACGCCCAGAAGCGCAATAGCCGCACCCAACCCGATTATCGTCGGAACAAGAGGTTTCAAGATGAGAGCCGCAGTTCCAAGCACTGCAAATACTCCAGCTAACGCTAAAAGTCCTGTACCAATCTCACTAAGGGGCATGCTACCAAGCGTTCTGAGGACCCCGGCCATAATAGCAAGAGCAGGTGCAACAATCAACATAGCTGCTGCACCAGGAATTGCTTTTCGCATAGCTTTCAGGGCAACGGCGAGTATCGTCATTGAACCTGCCATTGTGACAAGACCTTTTTTAATCTCTTCCCAGCTCATACTACCCATCTCACGAAGAGGTTTAACAAGAATAGTAAGTGCCGCAGCAACCCCAATAAGACCTGTAGCCTTAACGATCATGTCTTTAGGCATAAAATTTAAAGCGAGGGTTATAGCAGCTAAAGCTCCTGCCAATGTAGTAAATCCTCTGGCAATTTCATCCCAACTTAACGAACCCATTTTTCCAACTGCTTCGCCAATTATAAGCAAGGCAGCCCCCATAACAACCATTCCGGTAGCTTTGTTGATCATACCCTCAGGCAAGAACCTCGTAGCAATTGTTATAGCCGTCAAAGCTCCAGCCATTGTGATAATACCTTTACCAATCTCTTCCCAAGATAATTGACCCATATGTTCAACTGCTTTTGCAAATATAAGCATCGAAGCACCAAGGGCTATCATACCTATGCCCGTTGAGATCATGTGTTTCGGATCGCCCATAAAACGGGTTGCGGCAACTATCTCTGCTAATATAATAGTTAATCCAGTAAGTCCTTTACCAAGTTCTTTCCGGCTAAGTGCGGACATTGATTCGACTGCTTTTGACATAATTAAAATTGCAGCGGCAAAAGCAATTAATCCGGTAGAGCCCTTTATGAGTTTTCCAGAACTCTTATTCAGTGACTTCGCTGCGATGACAAGGACCGCGGCCAAAGCCGCAATACCGACTGTGCCTTTTGCTACTCCTTCCCAGTCAAGAGATGCAAGATTTTTCATAGCAAATGATAGAATTAGAATAGCTGTAGCCATCGCAATCATTTGGGTGGAGACTTTAGCCATTTTACCGCGGCCCATCGCCTTTTGAATAGTAATCATGGCGGTTGCAAGCCCAATGAAGAGAACTGTAATGGCCATTAATGATGTTGATAGTTTTTCGCTGTCAATAAGAGAGAGAACAACAAGTGCTGCTGCTAAAATACCAATAGCTGAAGCTATAGTAAGTAATGTTTTTGCTTTTAGACGACTCTGATAAGCTTCCAGAGAACCACGGACACCATCAAGAATATCAGTGATGCCCTTAAGGAATCCTCCGGCTCCAGATGTAATATCAGTAAGCGAATTAATGAACTTCTTGATACCGAATAAAATAGTACCGAATAAGCCGGTGTTAATAAGATCAAGAATTTCATTAAACTCCATGTTTTCAACGGCATAGCTTACTTTATCGGCAAGAGCACCAAGACCCTTTCCAATAATACTTCCGAGCTTTGCTACGATAGGAGCCACCCACTCAAGAACCTTTACGATTGCTTCAAATACCGCTCCAAATATCTGCCCTAAACGAGTAAACGGACGTAAGCTTTTTTCCGCCTTCTCCGAAAACTCATCCAAAGGTCCCATATCAATAGATTTAAAACCTTTAAACGCCGATCCTATTCTATCAATGGCATCTTCGATTTTATCTGCAACAGTTGTAAAGATAGTTTGGATTTCCTCAAAAGCTCTACCAAATATATCTCCTTCTTTGGCCGTATCTCGTAGTTTAACAAGAAAATCGCCAAATCTTGCTGTTAACTCTAAAATGCCACCGGCAGTTGGACCACCAAATAAACTGAATACTTGTCCCGCTACATCGAAAACAAATCCAAAAGCATCTTTCACAAGATCAAGAACCGCAAACAAACCAGCAAAAGTTCGTTTGATTTTATCAGCGGTATCGTCTCCGATTTGCAATCTCTCTGTGAAATTTTTTAATCCTTCGGTTAACGCGTATAATCTCTCACTCGTCATCGCGGGGAAGATATCCCTAAAGGCTTCTTTGATTGGGGTAATTATTTTTCTTAAGGCTTCGAACGCATTTGAAAATGATTCAATCAAAGCAGTTCGTCCACCAAGTTCTTTCCATCCTTGTAACATCTCATTACGTGCTTCTGCGCCACTGGCGAAAACATCCCATAAAGCATTGGCGACATCTGTCCAAAGCACAGTTGCTTCTTCAATGTCACCAAATATAATCTCCATGGTTTTCATCCAGCCGGTGCTCACTGCGTCTTTTGTGGCGTCAATTGCCTCGGTAAATGTTTTTGCTTGCTGGGCTGCCTTAAATGCTTTTTCAGCAACATCCGAGTATTGCCCGGATAAAGCTTCTATCGCTTCAGCGGCCGTATCATATTCTCCAGCTTTAACAAGTCTATATGCTTCTTCTGAAAGCTCTGAGAATTTTCCAAATGCCGCTTCCATAACTGAAGTGTCGGCCCATTTCTTTTGCAGAGTGGTGCCAAAGTTAGCTATTGTAACTTCTCCTTCTGCAATCTTTCCCATAGCGACGCCAGTATCAATAAATATCTGCTTAAGTTCTTTCGAGGCGATACCAGCAAGTTCTAAACTTTTCCAGTCCATGTATTGTAGGTATCCAGAACTATATGACTGGTTTAGATTATACATTGCTCTACTGAATTCATTAGCGCCTTTACCAGCGTATGCCGTAGCATTAGCCACACCTGTAATCAAGGGAAGAAGGTTTTCAACATCTCCTCCGGACGAAGTCATCTGAGCAAGAGCAGCGGTCATATCGGCAAAACTATAACTTGTTTCATCCGCGAACCACATCAACTTATCAAGATAGCCATTTACTTCATCGATGGATTTTCCGGTCGCGTTCATTATGGTTTGAACTGATCCTACTTTTTGTTCGTATTTAGTCCAACCTGCGGTCACCTGGTCAATAGTTAGTGATTTTACTAACTGTTTGCCTGTATTAATTGCAGAGTTGGTAATATTGGCGAGGGCTGTTACCGCCACGATCTCAAGAGCTGAAAACTTAAGACGAACGTTCTCTACAGCATCACTGAGCCCAGACATATTAATGTTTTTAGCGGCAGTGCCTATGTTTTCCAAGCCTTTTGAGGCCCCGGTCAAATTCAAACTCTGTTTAAGTTTATCAAGAGTTGACATAGAAGTTTTGACATTCTCTTCAAACTGCTTGTTGTCAAAACGCATTTCGACAACTCTTTGATCGATTGTTGTGCTCATGGCTTAGTAACCTCCCTCCATGCTTCATTTACGATTTTGTCAAAGATAGGCTGGATAGCAGGATTGATGTAATCTCGACCCTGTACCCAGCCACCATTTCGAGTTCCATGTCCATATTGCAAAATAATTGCTATAGGAACTCCATTTTGAATATTTGAATTGTAAAAAGTGATTGAAACCGACCCGTTCTTATGTATAATCTTGTAGTACCAAGAATTAGCAGTTTGTCCGGAGTCGATAGGTGTTGCAGACGCAAGGGCAGCTACTCCCTCTCTACCATACTTGTCAAGATCTCCAAGACGAACGGCCTCTTTTGCTTTTTCCAAGAAACGTGTCAGTTTAGAGAAGTCGCCCTTTTGTCTGAAACTTATCATATGGATTCTCCTTAACTCAGTTTAGTAACATAATCAAGGCTGATCCAGCCAGCCCCAGATTTGAGCTTACCCCAGCCTTTTGTAGATCCTGTCCCTTCGGACTCGGCTACAATAGTGAAAACGCCTTTTCCAGTGTATTTTCCAGTTTTAGCGTAATTAGTTCCAGGACCTTTGCGAATATTTAAATCTGAAATAGTTACATTGACACGATAAGGTTCAAATTTATCAGTTTGAACCGTTGTAGCATCGTTAACACCAAGTCGTTTATTGACTTCCGCTGCGATTTCAGGATGCTTATTGTAGAGGTATGTCCCGGGACAAGACTTATTCGCGAACCATCTATGGACTGTCATGTTTTGTTTATCAACCTGACCAATAAGCGACTTATCGCCTTTCCAAAGAAGCTTCTTAATACCGTTTCTCTTGCAAATATCAGTAACCAAATCGAGAAGAGCGGCATAAGCTTTATCGGTTACTGCATATGGTTCCGTAGTATCTGATGCTACTTCTATGGTAATAGCACGGTTATCATTTTCCGCATTCGAAGAACACCAGGAACGGTCTTTTTCTTCGACATACATTCCAACCCGACCGTCAGGTCCAACACCATAGTTAGAAGATGCCTTACGAGAAGCAGATGCAAAAATATCGCCTAGAGTCTCCACTGAGCATTGACCAACAACACAATGAATCGTAATAGTATCAATTTTATGGTTCCTTGGACTGGTCTTATTTGGACTGATTTTTATGTAATCAACCAACGGACTATTACTCATGATTATTCCTCCTTGATGCTTTGAATCTGTTTAATCATTTGAACCACTTTGTCGTAACCAACCGTTGAGGTTAGGAATCCAAGATACATAAGAATAACAATCTCGACTCCAATCTTCAAAGAAAAGACAATGTCGTTCATGATGATATAGATGACGCAAACAGCACAAGCGATTATAACTGAAGAAACAGCGGCCAAAACATTAGAAGAATATTTAACACTCGTCTTTTTCAGACGAACAGTTTTGTTCGAGTTTTTTATTTAATCTCTTTTCACGTTCTTCAAAGAATGTTTCGAAAAGAGCTTTTAAGAAATATCCAAGCATTACTCCGATGATGGTGTTGGCGATGGTGCTAGAAAGTGATTCTGCAATTTGCTCTTTGCCAATAAAAGCAAGTATGTATGATAGCTGTAAATCTATTAATGAGATAATAAGAATTACTGCAACTGCCGTTTTTGTAAAGGTTGTAAGCCACGCGTTATAGCGTTTTTGTTGTTTGTTGTTCATCGCCTCACCCCTTTGTATTTAATTGTTTTCTGCGAGCGGCATTTAACGCAGCGTTTCTGCTCATAATTTCTTGTCTACTTCTCTTTTTTGGAGGCTGATTTTTAATATTGCAAACCTTAATTAAAGTAAGAAGACGGTTAAGATGCCATTTTTGGCATTCAAATGGTATATTTAAAGCGATCATCCAATAATAGATAAGCTCTGCCGTAATCTGTTCCCTGCTTGGTTTTGCTGTTTTGTCATCTGAAAAATAAGTTGCCGTCATTGGAGCTTCTATATACTTGTTAATCTCTTCAATGTTTTCATTTGTAAGATAATTGTAAACTTCTGGATCCACGTTTTGTGTGATTGTCATGCATTTTATATAATCCAAAGTTTCTTCAAAGGTTTTTTCTTGTTTTGTTAGAAATGGTTTACACCATTTGGATTCCCATTTTGAAAGAGAGACGAGGGAATGCTCCAGTTGCAATGTCTGCTCTTTTGTGGTAACGAATTCCTGTTTCCGCTCGTCCCATAGTTCAACGGCTGGTATCGTAATTTGAAGCATTCCTCAACCCTCCAATATTTTACTGATTAGTTCCAGAAATTGAAGTAAGAGTGGTTTTACTTGCGTCTGCCGGGATAATACCATTCACAAATTTAGCTGCCGCATCGGCATCTGTGGCTAATTCCATGAACAGTTTAGAGTATGCCTCAGTCTGAGAAAATGCCGTCGAGATCTCATCTGATTTAATAAACCTCTTACCATCCGGGCTCTTTTCTCCATATGCTTTAAGTATCAGCTCTTTGAAAATCTTAATAATTGCCGGAGCATCCTGAGCAGCAACAATCTTCTTAATCGTTTCAGCCAAACCGCCTGTGGTGCTCATTTCCATTTCCATGAGCTCGGCCTTGGAAAGATTAAAGTAAAAGTCTTCAGTCCTCTCGGAACCGTTATAATCGGTATAAGTAATAGTTTTCTTTAACATGATAATTTTTCTCCTTTCGAATAATAAAAATATGGAGTCGCCAGCCAATAATCCTGAATACGACTCCCAAAATAAGTTTAATTATGAACAATTAATTATCGGTAATGATACCAGTGGTCAACAATTCAATAATCTCATCGGGTAGAGGTAATCTCGGATTAACACCGTCATTGCTATCAGGAGTTGTCGGGTCTTTACCGTACAGAATTTCTTCCAAAGCAGCTAACTTATTAGCATCAACCTTGGTAGAATCGATTGTGATGGAAGCGGTTGGTTTATAACCAGTCACAGAAACAGGCGTGGTGGTAATTTCCCAAGAGAAAGTGATAGCTTCTGGGTTATCATTGATGGTTGTATATTCCTTTCCTGAAGGAGATGCAAGAGCGCCATAAATGATGTGAATCTTGTAGCCGTATTCATTACCATTGGTATCATTACCGAGAGTAGTAACATAAGAAAGACCAAAAGGTTTACGAGTCTGCTGTCCAATCATAACACCTTTTGCGACTTTGGCAGACCCATCGCACTCAGCAAATTCATCCGGATAAGTATAAGCCTCGATAGTAGCACCGAACTCTTCGGTAGAGATAAGATTAAGATATTTAATATTGTCGGCATAAATGGAAGTTACTTCCCCACCGGAAGGATTTTCAGCCACTGATATAAGACCGTTCCATGCAACGCCTTTCGAATAAGCGCCTCCCTGTTCTTGTGGATAAAGCACACCC